CGACCTGCAAAATAAACAGTAGAAGTTTGACCTGTCGTACCTGGGTGTTGCCAGTAACCTGTGATAACTAACATTCTTTGATTACCACCTATATTTGTTGAACCATCGGGTGATATCTGACCACTATTCCAGTTATGATTTAAACTTGTTAATGTACCACTTGCTACAGCTGTTGAATTCACATATGCCCAGTTTGTATTATTACAAGTAGAAAGATAAGCATAGTTATTATAACAAGATGATTCTACATAAGGTGCATAATGACTTATAGAGTAGGCAGTCCAGTTTAATGTACCTGCATTTGCTTTATTAGGTATGAAACTTAATATGAAATATAAACTAATTAGACTGTATAATAGTAATCTCATTTGAATTCCCTCCGATTTCATAATCGTAAATCTCATCATCACCTTGTACAATATTCAAATTATATCCATATTCTTGGTCTAATCTTAATTCAATGTAATTAGATTCTGTTTCTCTTATAACTAACCAGTGTGGTTCTTCGATTAATGTTATAATACCTGTTGTTTCATCTTTACCGGTAATTACACCACCAACTTTCTTTTTATCAAAAGAACTTTTCAGTTTCTTTGCTAATTGTTCGTTCAGTTGTTTAAGTACATCTCCTAAAAAGTCCTGTTCTAAAAAATCTATATCAAGTGCTGTTGCCCAAGCACTTTCTTCATCTTCAAGGTAATCTATATCTAAATCATCAAATTGTAGAAAGTCAATATCTAAAGCATCCGCAACTTGTACGAATTCAGACTTTTCCATTTCTTGGGTTATTTCAGTTGGTCTTGCTACAATTAATAAATTGCCTATCATATCTTCATCAAGTCCTAATATAACAGGTTTCATAGGTGTACTTGCAACTGTATCAACAACTGTGGCCTGAAATGCTTGATTAAGTATTACTTGACCTGCGTCTGACTCTACTGATATTTCACCTACATAACAATTATTATTTGTATCGCAAGATGGTAATAATATAATTGTAGAACTACCTATTTCATCCACGGTCATAGAAAAGTCTGTGCCTCTAACACCAATAGTAGCTGTGGGGGTTTGTATCTTTATGCTTGTGGGATCACTTTTAGCAATTTGACCTGAGGCATATCTTATTGTACCTAGACTTGCTTTGAGGGATAAACTACCTGTATTTGTATTTGGGTCGTAAACAAATTCGTCAATAATAAGTTTAGAATGCTCGGTTACATCAACACGAGTCATATCAATAAACTCTATGGCAGTTTTACTTTTTGCTGTTATGATTTTGTCGTAAGAAAATATATCTAAGTCAACTTCAGAATTAACTTCTTCTCCATTATCTTTTCTTTCAATAAGACTTTCGCCTTCTTGTATAATAACATTACCTATACTCGCATAGACTTCTCTACCATAAAAGAATAGCAAAGTAAAGACTAGCAATACGCCTGCTATTCTTATTATGGTTTTCATTAATCTCTTTGAATTATATCAATGTCGTGGTTGTCTCCTGAAGTAGTTAGATTTAACATATTATCATATACTCCAGATTGTGTGATATCAACATCAGCGATACCACCTGTGTGGTTATGTATTAGAGTGTGTCCGTTTACATCACCATTACCATCAATATCAATTAAGTAATTGTTTGTGTCACCATTAACTGTTAGTGTTAAGATAACTGAAGTGCCGTCTATTGTAGAAGCGATAACATTTGAATCAGAACCAGAAGCACCAGTTATGTTAACTGTAGCACCAGTTGCCGCTGAAGTTTCACCAATATCTAAATCAATATCTGATGAACTACCTGTCCAAGTTATGTTTGCAGTAGCTGTACCACAACTTGAATTACTTCCACCACTATCACAATTAAAGTCAATGTTATTTGAGTTACCTGTAATATTCCAAGTACCTGTATAGTTGGCACCATTAACATCAAAGGTAATGACATTCGAGTTACCTACTTGTCTTATATCAAAATTAGTCGTTGCCCCAATTATGCTAGAAACTGTTGAACTACTACCGATGGTGTTATTTTGACCATCTTGTAATATGTCCAAATCGAGTGTAGCACCAGATTGAGTTATATAAATGTCATTTGCATATGCTGTACTAATCATCATTAACATAATTAGTATAAATTTTCTCATTTTCGTTCCTTTAACCGTTTAATTTCGAAGGTCTTAACTTAGTCTTCCACAGACCTTGTATTTTACCTTCGTCTAGTATTTGTAATATACAATGCTCTATTGCCGATCTCAATGCATAATTAACTGGTTCGTTTACGGCCACACCAGTCTCCAATTCTAATGCCTTTGTGCCAAGGTCTAAAAATCTAAATACATCTCTACCAGTTTTATAACTAGCAATAGACTTTGTTGATGATACAGCTATCATAACTTCGCCTGTATGTACTGACACAATTCTCATAGATACAGTTACCTGATCTACTCTATATTCTTCGTGTATACCTATGCCAAAATATCTTGCACCATCACCACCACTTTCGGTATTTGCGTCATAACCTACAATGGCACCTTCAAATAATAAACCAGCAAACAACATAGGTTTGAGTACTACTTTACCTCTTTCTTCTCCATCATATAATTCAGTTGTTGATCTTATTAGTTGTCTTTCTTTAACAAGATTATCTAAACCTTCTCTTTCAACAACTCTAAACCAAGTACCGCCACCAGTTTCTTTTAGTGCTTGTATTACCCAATTAGACGACCCTTGCGAAACTGCCATACTTAATTGAGAAAACTTTGTACTAGGTTTTCTTTGACCAGTCATATCTAAAAAGTCATATACAGCAACTGTAATAATTTCCTGATCTAACTCGTCATAATATCTTAGCATTTCACCAGTCGGTGTACCTAATGCTTTAGGTGGTTCTTCTTTGTACGGAAAATCACCAGGTACTGTAGCACTACAACCTGTTAATATAAACATTAAACATATTATAATATATTTTTTCATTTAAAAAACAAAATCTCCTACAGGTACAGTCATAGTGGTTACTGCTCCTAAAGTATCAGTTATCGTTAATGTAATATTTCCTGTTGTAGTATCTTTAATCCAGTAGATTGTAGATCCCTCTACATCTGCTGTACCACTTGTTGGGCAAGTTGTCGTTTCACTATCGCAAGTAGTTCCGAACATATTATCTACTAACTGTTTTGATAAGTTAGCATATATTCTACTCTCAACATTTTTAATAAACTTGTTGATTGTAGTATTATTCAAATCACGCTTAGCTGCTGAAGCAGCTGATTTAGCGTCATCTTCCATTTCTTTTTTTCTAGTATGTTGTAATTGATCTACACTTAGTACATGGGTTCCGTACCCATTACCACTAAATGCTGGATTACCAAATTCATGGACCAGATCACTTGCTTGTACTTTGATTGCGTTATCGAATGCCCACCCAAATATCCATAACAACACAGCACCTGATAACACTATATAAAATAGTGTTTTCATACTACTATTTATAATTTTTACTTGCGGTGAGTTTTCTTTTTTTCGAGATTTTCTTTTAATTCGATTGTCGTTTTGACTTTAGATTTTAACCTAATTATGTCATTATCTAACATCCGAATACGATCAATTAATGCAATTAATACGGTATTTGCCTCACCTAATTTCACCTTTATTTCAGTAGTAATAAATGTGTATATAAAGTAGATGAAGTATGCCATCGCTATAGCGGCAACCATAGGAAATCCATAATCTTGTAATATACCTACAAAGTCCATTAATCTCGTCTTGCATCCTTTTTACCATCAGCTCGAGCAATTCTCTCCTCATCTGGTGGTACATCTAAAGTGTGTGAAATTAATAGATCAAGCTTTATTACATCATTATTAATATTTCTGACTCTATTATCTAATTGTGTTATAATGGCATGCATGGTTTGTACTTGACCTATAACTGAACCTAGAATATATCTAAGAATGATATAGATGAACACACCCATAGCAAATGAACCAGCAATCGGTAAACCAAAATCAGCAAGTATTATTACAAAAGTTTCCATACTAACTATTTATCAGATATCTTCCCATTGTTTTTTTAAATGTAAATCTGCATATTTTAAACCATTACGATTAGGTCTTTTCTTGTTAGGTACAAATTGTGTCCGCCTTCTATTGGTCTGCAATAATGCTTTCGCCATAGGGTTGTTTTTTAGTTTATTCATAGTCCGTATTTCTCTAGTTTATTTTCTTCATCCTGATATTTTTCTGCGTCAGGTAAAGGGTCTTTCTTTTTTGTTATGTTTGGCCATTTATTACTATATTCTTCATTAAGTTTATACCATTTGTCGCCTATATCTTCAGTATCTTCTATGATAGCACCGACAGGACATTCAGGTTCACATACACCACAATCAATACATTCATCAGGATTAATCACAAGCATATTATCACCTTCGTAGAAACAGTCAACAGGACAAACTTCAACGCAATCAGTAAACTTACACTTGATACACTTATCGTTCACCAAGTATGTCATAACTATATTTAGTAATAAAAAAAGGGGGCAAAAAGCCCCCTAATTCTAGTATTTAACTAGTTAATAACTAGAATGTTAGAGCAGCTCCAACTGCATAGTTATTTTGATCTTCTTGACCAGCAGTTATATTCTGTTCTAGCTGATATTCAGCATATACTGAAAATCCTTCTGTTATTGATTTGTTGTAACCTGCAGTTATGTAAGTATCGCCATCAACGACCTCACCATATCCTAGGGTAATATCCCCTAGACCTGCAACTACTTCATAACCTTTAGTTTCTGTACCAGACGCATCCTTTATAGAGTATGCACCAGATAAACTAACACCACCTAAATCGTGTGATCCAGATACTGCCATATAGTCTATTTCAGTATTATTGTCTTTTGCATAACCAGCTGAGATAGGACCTAAAGTAATAGAAGTTTCGTATTTATCAATGTCTTTAGTGTTCGCTGTGCCGTCCATTTGAGCTAGAGTTGCGAATCTAGCGTCTCCAATAGCAGTAGAATAAACTAAAGTATTAGATAATCTATAGCCTTGATTTTGTGCGGCGCTAGCACCGTAAACATTAAATACATCTGTTGCACCAGTAACCGCTGTAAAGACTGAATCTTGTCTTCCAACTGAAACTGATCCCATAGGACTATTGACACCAAAATAAGCAAGTCTTGATGAAATAGTGTCATTAGAATCGTCATCAATATTTAAACCAACTTCGACTTTACCAAATGCTTTGATATCGCCTACTTCGGAAATATTTAGACCAATTCTTGACGCATTATTTCCTGATTGCCAGGTTGCTGTGCCAGAAGTGTCCTCGTTATAGTAAGCGTGATAATTCAACTTACCGTAAATGTCAGCATTAGGTATCGTTATTGTTGTTTCAGCGTAAGCTGCTCCACCCAATACTATTGATAGGGCAGTAGCCCATACTAGGTTTTTTATAACCATTGTGTTCTCCTTATATTAATTAATGGGAGTTCCCTCTTTCGGGAATGATAATTTCAGAATTGAAATTGTATATTTTTCATACTATTATTTATAAAAACGAATCACTTACATTAAGGTTTTAATGTGGTTTATCTAGTTTGTAATATTGTGTAATATAAAAAAAAGAGGACGCCGAAGCGCCCTCTTTGGCATTACAAAAAACAGGTGGAGAGATTTACTCCTCTTCCGCTAATTTGCTGAAGTAGGACAGCGTTTCATCATCATCAACGCTTCCGTTTGACGAAGAAGCCGCTACTGCTTCTGGTTGTGCCTCTGGCGTTGGCGTTTCAGTTATGGAAGGTGGGGTAACCATATCTTCAACTGTGCCAGAACTCCTAGAACCTGTTAAAACTTTATCAAGTTTGCTTTTCAGCTCATCATAAGACTTAAAGTTTCCTGCTTCTAGAAATGGTTTTAACGGATATTGTTTTGTCCATATACCTTCAATAGACTCATCATTATCCGCAATAGCTTTAGGTGAATCAAATTCTGATTTATCATAGTTCCAGAATCCATCTACCTTTCTAATTTTTAATTTGAAGTCTGCACCTTCCCAAAAATCGAATGGGTTAATAGGTTTTTCATCTTCAAATTGAGGTTGCATTTTGTCAGTAATTTTATCAAATATCTTTTTACCAAATTTGAATAATTTTACTTGACCATCATTCTCAGGATGTTTAGGGTCTGAAACGATTAAAACATTTGCATAGTAAGATAGTTTTCTTTTTCTCTTACGAGCAATCTCTTTATCTGCTTCAATACCTGAATTCCAAAGACGACTGTTTTCTTCACTAACTGGATCTTTTTGATTCATTGTAGTTAAAGAATTCTCAATATACCAACCACCAGGTCCTTGGAATGCGTGTGACCACATTTTAACCCATGGTAAATCTTCGTCTTTGACAGCTGGCAAGAATCTAAGAACGGCATAACCGTTACCAGTCTTGTCTAGTTCTGGTTTCCAGAACCTGTCATCTACATAAGATTTCTGATTGTTATTTGAGGATACACCACTAAGTTCTTTAGTTAGTGCGTCTAGGTTTGATCTTGACCTTTTGAGGGCCGCTATACTTGTATTCATTTGTATATATTCTCCGTATTGTTGTATGTATTAATTTAAGTATTAATTTCTTATCCACTTAATCATTATATAGTAGTATTTATAAGGATTACTCCCCATAAATGACATCATTTCCTTGCTCAACTTTAAAGTTATTAACCCCTAAAGGCTTATTGGTATCCAATTCGTTCATATCTCTACAAACTTTTATTAGACCTTCTTTGTCCTCAGATTCCAATATTACTCGTCTATTTCGCTCACTTATTAATGTAAATGTCATAAATCAACTCTCCTTATATTAATTGATTCTATTATAACATATCCTGGGAGGAAGTCAAACATTAATCCTATCTAATTCATCTTTAAATTGCATTTCACCCTTTAACCAATAATTGGCACCAATCATAAGTCTTGGTTTATCGGATTCATTTGGTGTGGTGAAGTGTTGAACCCAACCAGGAAATATAACTACATCACCAGATTGAACTGGTATAGTCCAATCGGAGGAATTCCACTCATTCCATTCTGTCCAGTTAAATCCAAATCTATAATCTTTTTGCCAAGTATTTTTACCATCTGGACAACAAAATACCAAATTGCCAGACTCTGCTCTTGGATAATAACATACAGAAAATATTGTATGTGGATGTTTATGTTCTCCGTGGTTTGAATCTTTATGGTTTATGGTGAACCAGCTACTTTGTATTAATAACTCATTTGAACACTTCATAATATTATCTCTAAAAGAAAGTGCTTGTTGTTGAATAAGGTCTTTTATTTTAATTAACCTAAGATCCTCTAAAAAATATCCCCTCTCCATAAATACATTAACATTCTTACTAGCATTATCGGTCTGGGTTATATAATCTTCAATATACTCTTTAGTGTCCTCGTCAAATTGACTAAAGGCGTAATTGACATTTTGTTTGTATATAGGAATACCCCATAAATTATTAAATATCATATTACGCCTTTATTGTCTTTATTTAACTTGTATTAAAGAATGGTACTCATCTTTACCTCTAACTTGAGGTAAAAATCCAGCAACTTCCATAAAACTAGTATTACAACCTAATTTCTTTAAATTATCAATACCAGCCAACCACTCTTTCATAGTATCTTTTCTTTTTTCTATGATAGTTTTTTTAGGTGTGGGTGATCCAACATGGAAAACAACTTGACAAGGATTACCTGTTTCTAAGTACCTTCTCATCATTCTATGATAGGTTCTGTATGCTGATCCTTGTTTACATAAAAAGGTATGTTTACCATTAACTAGGCTACCACCAAAATCGTAGTTAGTTTTACAGTAGTTTTTAGACCAACGCTTCGCTTTACTTTCAGTATATTGGTCTACACTAACATTCAAATTAGCAGCTTCTTCTACCATTTTTACAATTCTGTCTTTAGATTCTTGACTTCTAAAAAAAAGACATCTATCTAAATAATCTTTAATAGAGTCAACATCTTTTTTCAAGTCACCATTATCTATTTTTTGTATAATGGTATATTTGATATCAGATTCTTTATTAGTTCTTTTTGGTAAACCTTCATTCTCTATTAATCTAATGTCGTATAAACCAGACTCATTACAATCTATAAGTGTGAACCACATTTCAAACTCGTCACCATATAGATTTTCTAAAGCCTCTTCTCTATTGAAACCATAGATTAATTCATATTTGTAACCATCATCACCAGATTTTTCTCTAACTGCTGGTAAATATTCTGTACTATCCCAACCTTTAGATAAACTTTTAGACAATGTTTCAACTGCTTCAGGATCAGTACCGTGTTCCCTGGCAGTATTACCTTTTTTATCATCTACAAAAATGTCTTTTAATTTTAGTTTGATAATTTTTTTATTGATTTTAACGCCAGGCACCATTGAAAAATCTGGCTGGGGTGCATTTAGTTCGTCAGCAGTACGCTTAACGATTTCTTTCATAGGTATAATCATTCTGATTACCTCCTTAGCTCTGTGAGCTTGTTGATACAATACATTAATCACTACCTGTGATTTGTAAAGTATGGTTTGTTTAATTATTTATAATAATAACATATTCTAGAGAGGAAGTCAAGCTTTATTCCTATTGATATCCTATTTCACAAAACCATTCAAAACCAATAAGGTCTTCCTCATCAATAAACTCTTTCACCATTGAGACCTTATTATGATAAATGTAATCTTCACAATCTGCCAAAGTATTAAAAGATAAATCAGTATATAACAGATTGGTACCAACCACATACACATACATTATAGAAAGTGCCCAACTCATTTATCTAATATACTCTTAATCATAACTTGTTTAGTTAGTGCTGTGGCACCATCATTATTATTAATATCTTCTATCTTTTTGATTTTCTCTTCTAAGGAATGTACTTTGTTTTGTAATTCTTGATTACTATGTTCTAAAGTATGTATTGTATAATCACCCGGCATTTATCTTCTTCTTTATAATTAACTTCATCTTAGTAATGTTATATTTCAAAAATGGTTTATATCTTTTTAATAAATTATATTTCTTAGGCCAGATAACTGTTTCTTGTATTTGGTTATTAAATTGTTTTGTATATCCTAAAATATCATCCAATATAATCATTGTTTCTAATGAAACTTTGTCGGCGAGAAATAACTTGACCAATGGGGGATGTTGTCCTGATTTAACTTTGAAGAGGTCATCAAATTTGATTCCTTTCTCCTCAATGAATTCAAATAAAGTGTCAATATCGCCAGAGAATACATAACTTAAACTTTCTATTCGTCTTTGCCACTTGGCATAATTATCACTAGCAGTTTTTCCAACCACATCGCCAATCCAAAGATTGTCACCATTAATAAATCCAGAAACAAAATAGTTAATGCAGTCATTATGGCTATAAGACTTCGACAACTTATGAAAAAAATATCTATCACGGCGTTTAGTGAATGTATTAAGTCTTGCTGTGGTTTTTCCTTGGTGCTTAAAGTAGTCATACGATTCCGAAGTGAAGTGTAGCTTGACTGCAAGGTAGATTTTATAGACATCAAATCCATCCATTCTATATAGGCAATTTGCCCACTCTTTCCTTTAATAGTCTTAAATCCATCGCATTTACTTCAAGTCTTTCTTTTAAAGACTTGTTTATCATCTTACCCATACCTGATGGATCAATATCATTATCTTTGCAATACATTAATACTGCTTCCCAATGAGATACTTTTTTATTTCTTACTGTATTCTCTATAAGAAGAGCAAACTTATTAGGTGTTATTATTGCCATTAAATTCCTCTATAGCTTCTTTTAATTTAGGTAAGTATTCTTGTTTTTTCTTATGAAAGACTTGATTAAGTCCTTGCTCGGTAACAATCAATATAATAATATCTTCTACATCAACTCCATATCGTTCTCTATACATTTCAGCATATGCCGTACCTTGTATAAAGTAATTTTCAATCCATTCTTCTTTCTTTTCTTTAGTAGAAGTCTTGAAATCTATAATGCAAGGTTTACCATCATAATCAGCAATACAGTCAACTTGACCTGCAACTTTATATTCTTCACTATATAAACTACCCTCTTGTATTTTGATATTATCAATCTTGTCTAGTTCTTCTTTCATAACTGTAAACAAGGCAAGTGGTAAAACACCTGCGTCTGATAACTCCTCATTATTAAGATACTGTTCAATTAGTTTGTGTACAGCAGTACCTCGTCTTGCAGCTTCATTAGCAATAAAGTTTGCTTTCTCTTCACCTACTTTCTTTCTCCATGCAAGTATGCCTTCTTTACCTCTTTGTGCAAGAACAGTAGTAATGGAAGGATACTTTTCGCCTGTTGGTGAAATATAATATCTTCCGCCATTAATATTTTCGGTTAATAGTTTGGGTAGATCATCTACGGGTTGATGAACAAAGGTTTTCATACCTTTGGTTTTAAAATATTCTTTCAATTTACTCATAATGTATATTATAACAGGTTTTTATTAAATTGTCAAGCCGTGAGTGTAATGTGTTTTACCATCTACTTTGGATGCTCTTAATACTTGTTTTCTATTGCCGTGTAGTTTATAAGAACAATGTACCCAACCACTATTCGGGTCGCCATCTGTATAAAATTCCAATATGATTTGGTCAAAATCTAAATTATCTATTATGTATTCTGCCAATTCTTTATTATCTAATCCTGTTATTTCAAAGTCTGCCGCCTGCCCTTGAGCGTGTTGGGAAGTTTTACTTGACCCAATCGCCTCGCATAGTTCAGGTGATCTGTAACCAGAGGTTACTCTTACACTTTTAGCAAAGTGTTCTCTTACCGGTTGTAGTACTTTATCAGTAAGCAGTTTTAAATTCTCCAAGTGTGAATCACTTGGTGTATTCTCGATACCTTTTCGTACAGCAGTATCCGATTTAGTCATTTCATTAAGACTAAAATTCTTGCTTAATTGCATATTATTTACCTCTTGTAATTGCTACTATTTTCTTTAATTGTGATTCTATTACCGTTTTACGATTCGGCCAGTAAATATAATTCTCTGGCGCTTT